CGTTGGGGTATGCCTGCCGTGTCGGTGGTCTGATGAGCGAGGATTGGGCTGCCATTGCCGCAGAGGTGGGAGATGCGCTTGCCGAAGTCGGCCAGTCCGCCCACATCCGCCGCAAGGGCACAGCCACAGGGCCAGCTTATGCCCCCGTCTATGGGCCTGACACACTGCACAGCTTCACCGCCATCGTTGGCGACTGGACAGCCCGTGATCGCGATGGCACCAGCATCGCCGCGACGGACATCAAGATCACGGCCAGCGTCATGGACATTTCCCCAACTGCGGCGGATACTGTGGTGATCGCGGGCGTCGAATATGAGATCGTCACGGCGATGCCCCTGCAACCCGGCGGCGAGGTACTTCTGTGGGAAATCGCAGCGCGCCGGTGACGGCTTGACCCGCGCCGTCCTAGACGACTACCCCGAGGAATGTTCCGCGATGCTTCGCGCGGCGTTTCTAGCTGGCGCCGAGGCGAAGGCTCGCGAGATGTGGGCGGCCTGGTATTGGCTGGCGGCGTTTGAGTTGGTGGTGAGGCAGGAAAGCGTGACTGGGCCGTTGCTTTTGGATAGTGATTCGCTAAACTGAAACGGCCCGGCAGGTGCGTCAACACCACATCCGGGCCTAACCAAGACCGAACAATGGAGGTTCGATGATGGCTGAGACAGCCCTAGATGTGCAGACGGATTCTGGCAATGCCGAACGGCGGTGCGCGTGGTGTGGTGAGGTGTTCACCCCTGCCGTTCACAACGCAAAATTCTGCGGCAGTTCATGCAAGGAGCGGATGCGATTTTCTCGCCACAGGATCGCGAGGATTGAGGCGGTTCGCGAGTATCGCAAGACGAACCGGGATGATGTTGCGGCGCGAAGCCGTGCCCGTTACCAGAAATTTAAGGCAGATCGCCCGGATCAGTGGCGGTCTTTTGTTGAGCGCATGAGTGTCGCGGTCATGGAAGACCGGGCGGAAAATCCTGAAAAGCACGCGGAGAGAAGTAGGATGTGGAAGCGCCGCCGCGCTGCGGCACTGGCAGTTTCTCTGCTCATTGCCCCCATTCAGCATCACCCGGAGACCTGAACCCATGCGCTACCAGATTTCACAGACCAACCCCGCCACGATGTCCACCGAGGAACTGACCGCCGAACTTGGCGGATTTGCCGCTCTTGCCGCAGAGGTGGCTGAGCGCGTGTCGCTGATCCTTGCCGAACTGCGCAAGCGCCGCCAGCCGCACCCGCTCTTTGCGCATCCGGTCCTGCGTTTCTTCGATGCCATTGCCGACAGAACCTTGAGCGCCACGGCGGCGATCAATCTGGGCAACATGGAGATGATCAAGGCGGTTCTGCCGCTTTCGCGCGATGAACAGGAACGGGTCGCAGGGGGCGCTGATATCCCTGTCGCGGCGCTCGCCCCCGATGGCAGCGTCAAGATCGACGACATGCCCATTCACCGGATGGACACCGCCACGCTCAAGCGCGCATTCAGCCCCGATGGCATCCGCACGGTGCACGAGCAGGCCGAAATGATACGCGCAGAAGGCAAGATCACCCGCATCGGCATGATCACCGTCTTGCGCGATGAAACGATGCTCAAGATCGGCAACCAGAAGATCAGGCCGGAAGACCTTCGCGGCCCGATGGCGGCTCTTGGCTACAGCCTCGGCCTTGCCCGCAACGCGACCGCAAAGGCGGGCTGACAGCAACCACCGTTACAATCTGAACCAAAGGCCCTGCATTCGCGGGGCCTTTTCGCACGGAGAGGAACCACCCCATGAGAACCCCGAACATCGTTGATCTGCCACAGCAGGACGAAACCATGGCCGCCCTCGAAGGTCTGCGCCGCGCGATGCCAGCGCTGATGCAGGTTGCACCTATCGTCGCCAAGATCAGGCGGGCGCACTATGTTGCGCTGATCGCTGAGGGGTTCACACCGGATCAGGCGCTGGAGCTGTGCCAGAACAGCGAACTGTGACCACCTGACATGGCCCGCCGCCCCCGCCGCCGGAAAACCCTGCTGCAACTTCTGGACGAGATGGAGCCGGGCGTGCGCGCGGCGTTCATCCTCGCCATGCAGAACATCCGCGACGACGTGCGGCTGTCAGACCTGATTTCCGCTCTTGAGCGGGGCGACATCGAGGCGGCTGTGCGGGCAATCCCGATGGGAGCCGAGTACTTGGCGCCTCTGGACCGGGCGCTGCTGACATCGTACCGCGACGGCGGGGAATGGGCCGCCGCGTCGATCACATCCATGGCTCGCGCGCAAGGCGCTCGCGTCTCGATGCGGTTTGACGTGCGCAACCTGCGCGCCGAACGGTTCACTGCGGAACAGTCGTCGCGGCTGGTGACGGAGGTTTTGGAAACGACGAAAGACGATCTGCGCCGGGTGCTGACCATGGGGATGCAGTCCGGCACCGCCCCGCGCACCGCAGCGCTGGACATCGTTGGTCGTTCGCCATCGCCGGGCCGTCCGCGCCGGGGTGGCATCATCGGGTTGCACACGCGCCAGATTGAACAGTCTGAGCGGGTGATCGCCATCCTGTCTGACCCGGAGCGGATCAGCGAGTATTTCATCAAGGACCGGGTGACGGGCAAGCTCAAGCCCCGGTTCAAGGGCACCGACAGGCGCTATGACGCCAAGGTGCGCGCGGCGATCCGCGAGGGCAGGGCGCTGGACCGGGCCGACATGCGGGCACTGACCAACCTGCACCGCAACCGGATGCTGCGCGATCGAGGCGAGACCATCGCCGAGACAGAATTGCTCGCCAGCCTGTCACATGCTCAGGACGAAGGGCTGCGCCAGTTGGTCGACAGGGGCGAGGTGCAATCCGACGATATCGAGGGTGAATGGGATTCCTCTGAGGATTCCGCGACACGGGACAGCCACAGAGCCGCCAACGGGCAGCGCAGGAAGCTGGGCCAACCGTTCGATGTCGGGGGTTATCAGATGCTGGCACCCGGGGACACGAGCTTAGGTGCACCTGCTAAAGAAGTCATAAAATGCCGTTGCCACAAGCGCATACGGATCAACTTTGTGGCGGGCCTGAACCGTGGCGACTAGCTTCACAGCATCCGTCGGCGCGTGGGTTCAGAAGACCGAAAAGCGGATGACGGTGGTCACCAAGCAATCCGCCTCCGATTTGCTCGCAGGCATCAAGATCGCGCCCGGCATCACGCGCGGCGGATCGCGAACCAAGGGGACCATCCCGCGTGATCTGGGCGCACTGGCCCGGTCCCTGCAATCGTCGCTCTACGGCAGCACGTCTATGACCGGCGATGACAGTTACACGCTCGTCGTCGGATCCATGAAGGCAGGCAGCGTTGCGACGTTCACTTGGGGCGGGGCTGTGGCGCCCTATGCGGCTGCGGTACACTACGGCGCGCGCGGGGTGCCGGGAACGTTCTGGGTGCCTGAAGCGGCGTCAAAATGGCAGGGTTATGTTGACGCCGCTGTGGCAAGAGCAAAGGTAAAGGTGCGATGAACAAGAGCGACATCACGACCCCGCTCAATGCCCGGCTGGAATCTGGCGCGCTGAATTTCCCCGGCGCGTGGCCGAACATCGGATATGGCGGGGCCACGCCCTATTTCGAGGTGACATTTGTTGGCGTGAACCGCACCGGACGGCTTAAGGGCGGCGGGTTTCGGCGCGAGACTGGCACCATGGCTGTGACAGTGGCTGTGGAAGTCGGCACCGGCACCGTACAAGCCGACACCTACGCTGACGCCATCGCGGCTCTGTTTCCCGGCGGGCTGCGGATTGCTGCCACGGGCGGCATTGTGTCCGTGCGCGATGAGACGATCATCGAAGGTGGATACCGCGCCGATGCCGAATGGCGCGTGCCTGTCCTAATCCGGTATTCGGCACTTGCCGCATAGGCTGCTGGACGCGCAAGCCCGCGCGGAATAGACTGACACAGCGGATAGGGTCGCCCCCGAAAAGCCGGAATATCCACCCGGCCTGCCGTGCCATCACAGTGGATCTTCGGGAGACGGATATGACTGAAGATGAACGAAAGCACTTCGAATCTCTAAACTGGACGCCGATCTCAGTCGTGTCGCCGTTGGCGAAGGAAAATACGATCCGCAGCAACGCGATTACTGACGAAACTCGCAACCAGTGGCGGAAAATTCTTGGGAAAGACACCGCACATTTTGTGTTGCTGCGGGGGAAGTGGGTTCCGCGATTTGTCAAGTTGATCGTCTGGCAGTGGGCTGTGGCGCGATGGCGGGGGATGGTGTGATGTGGCACCAAGACGAGAGAGACCCCGACTATTGGCTGAGCGACGAGGAAATCCGCGAACGTCGCCAGCGCATCTTTGATCAGACGGGGATAAGGATTTCGGATGCCTTGCCCGAGGCTGACGGACTGCATTGGGAGCCGATGGAGTTTGTGACCGTCAAGCCGGACTGAAAACCATGAAACGGCGCATGCACAGTTGGAGATTGGAAAATGGTTGAAGCCACCTTGATTGCCGCAGTCGTATGCATCGCAACTGCCCTACTGGCCGGTTTTATTTTTATCGCTGCTCGGATCGAGAATTCGGTGATTAGTTTTGCTGTCGGTTTTGCGCCGATCATTGTCTTGATCTGGTACCTAGCCTTGTTGGTTGTTACTGCCACCGACTAAACCACCCAACCATCCCGATCCAACCGGCCCCGCTTCGGCGGGGTCTATGGCGTTGTAAAAACCGCATGGCAATCACAACCTGAACAGGAGGCCACAATGGCTGACAAGAAAACCGCCCCGGCGGAACCGAAGAAGATTTCCGATCCGATCATCGGCGCAAAGCTGGTCACGCTCAACGCGGGCGGGTCCAGCACCCCAGCCCTGATCTATCGCGGCCCAATCCCGAAGATTGGCACCAAGCTGCTTGCCACGCTGGACAACGGCGTGACCTATGCCGGGATCGTGGCCGACGCGACTGACGCCGATGGCGAAGTCCTGGTAGAGTTTCGCCATGGCCTGACGCCACAGATCGAAGACAAACCCGCACCGCAACCCGTTCTGGTGGCACAGCGCGAACCGAAACCCGCACCCCAGCAACCCGACACAACACCAATTACCATCAACATCATCCCCGATTGACCTGAAAGGCATCACCTATGGCGACCATCGTTCCCACACTCACCACTGGTTCCGGTCAGCGCACCGTTACCCAGACCACCTTGACCGCGAGCGACACGTTCGTATACCGGCCAGGCACCGGGCAGGTGCTGATCCTGCGCAACGGCACTGCCGGATCGCTATCCCCAGTGATTGACGGAAACGGTGGCACCACAGTTGGCGTCCCTGGCATCGGCAACATCGATGTGTCAGGCGGCTATGCGGTCGGAGCAATTGCGGTGTCGGTCGTCAAGGCAATCCCTCTCGACACGATTTCGGCTTACCTTAAGGGCACCATTGCGGTGACT